GAAGTTTCAAATTTGATGATATCGCTAGGAGAAATTGTATACAAATATTTCCAAACATAACCGTCACCACTAGTACCAGCAGATCTTGGTTCCAAATCGGTGAATGTTGGTTCATCCAAAGAGGGTCTCCCTTCTGGATTTTCTGGATTTGTTCCGTTCTGTAAACAAATGTAAACACGATAATCCGAGTTTACCACATAATAATTTGCTGCATATAAACTAGTTGCGCCCGAAGGCTTAGATGTATTAGTTCTACTTATATCATGTCTATACATGTCATAAGTAGTTCCAGAAGTCCAAGTTATTTTTCTAATTACTTGTTTAATATTTTCTGTAGATATTTTTTTAAGTGCGATTGCAGTATCCCAATATGAATTTTCTTCGCTAAAATTATCCTTAGGTGCTGGAGGATTTGTATCCCAGGTTGAACTATATTCCGTAGCATTTGGAAGTCCAACAAAAACATAATATGAGTTATTCGAAGAACTTGCTACAGAAACAAAATTCTTAGCACTCAATATTCTAAATTGATCTGTTATAATAGCAGCCATTTTGGAGTTTTTTATGTATTTATGTAGTATAATCTCGGTATTTTAAGGGCAAGAGTCTTTGGACTGTTGGTGAACTTGAAACACCCGCAAGACCATTTTTGTAGTTTGTGAATGTTTCTGGGAAAGTTCTACTTAATGTAGAAAGTCTACCCCAAGTATATTCGCCATAGAATGAACTAAAACCAAGACCAGACAGATTATTATACGAAGTAAGACTTACTGTTACCTGGGCAACATAAGTTAATCCAATTCCAGGAACTGCAGTTTGTCCAATTGAAACCGCAACTGCATTATAGATGTTATCTAAACATGTTGTTCCAATCCCAACCGTATCACCATTTGCATCTTTTGCAGTAACGCCATTACCCACATTAGAATTTTTGACAACAAAATAATAACCAGTCTGTATTCCACTGATTCCAGTTGTTGCAATACCTACTGTATTAATAGTCAAGTCTCTCAAGTAGGAGTTTTGTGGAATAAAGAAGTCAAATACTAATCCAGTAGTTGCTACAGATACTGATGTTGTTTTGATGCCAGTGATGATTCCAAAATCTCCTTCAAAGGTTACATTAGACATCTCTTCTTTTGTAACTTTTGGTGACTGAATTAAAACAAGTGGTGGATTTGTTGAAGTATAACCATAACCGATTGCAGAAACTCCGATTGAGGTTACAACTCCGTTTGTTATAGTTGCAGATCCAGAAGCTCTATATGTTGATCCAAGTCCAACTGGATTTGAAACAATCACATCTGGTGCTGAAGTATAACCATAACCACCATCACTAATTACAAAAGATGTAATTGTTCCTGCAGAAGAAACAACTGCAGTTGCAGATGCACCAGCGACAGCATCCTGAGATGTAACAATAATTTTTTTATAATTCGTATTTCCCGTTGTATTTTCTTTTTGGGCATCAAAGAAAGTCTTTGCACTTTCGACGAATACAACTGAAGAAGTTACGCCCAGATTGTTAATTATGTTTGTAGTTGGTTGAACAAAAGGTTCATAAAGAACTCTGGTCTTTCCAACCTCCAATCCATCAATTATTCTATCTTCGGTTTGATAGCAAAGTGTAACTGGTCTAGTATATGTTTCTCCAAATGTCAGACCTGGATTGAAATATGTGTTTGTAAATACATAATCACTTGCAGGAATATCTGTAACAAGTCTTTCATCCTCTGTCAGGAAAATAGAATCATCTATAAGTTGTAAATTATCTCCAACTTCAATTGGTTCTAAAACATCAACTAATACTACGTCAACATTACTATTTCCTTTATAGAATAAGATTTTTGAAGTATCTCCAGACTTTGGTGGTTCTGGGAATGTAATTAAATTACCTCCACGGAAAATATATCCTGTCCCAGGAACTTGTAAAACATCATTAATAAAGACCAATAGTGTAGCTTGAATATCGAGATTCGATCCTGGTTTAGTTCTGATTGAAGTAAGAACGTCATTTATTTTGATTGGGAACGTTTTTCTTTCACCATCAAATAGAGAATCAAAAGAATCAAGAACTTGAAGGTCTCCAATTGACCAACCAGCAAACGAATCTGTATGAGTTCTATCGACGCTAATCTGAAATTCTTTGTAAGTCAAACTCGTATTTGTTGGAATACCAACTGTTCCTCCAATAGCAACCGTAAGAATTTCACTTTGACCATATCCATAACCAGTGTTTCTAATTTCAAAATTAATTACACTGGAACCTTGTCCAACAACAATATCAATTTCTGCACCACTTCCAACTCCAGATACTGAAGATGAACTGTAAATCAATGGTATGTTACTATATGATAAAGGTGAATCAAAGAAAACTAGTGGTGGATTTGATGATGTATATCCAACTCCAGGATTTGTAATTGCAACACTTACAATATTTCCATTTTGAACTGTTGCATTTCCAATAAATTCAATATTTGGAGTTGTTGTACTTGATGTGCCAACACCGACTCTGACAGTTTGTAATCCTGAACGATATCCAGAACCACTATTTCCAATACTGATTGATTGTATCGTTCCTGCAATAGAAACTACTGCTGTGCCTCCAGCCGAAACTAGTGGTTGGAATCCAAATCCACCAGTTGATCCAACTGAAACAAGAATTCCTTTTCTGGGCAATCCAGATGCATTAATATCGTATGATTGTGTCGCATTTCCAGTAAATGAAATTGTTGTGATTCCAGATGATTCTGATAGTGAATAATTTCCTTCTATAAAAATTGGAGAAGTATTTCTAGATGGTTGCTGGAAAATTTGATTGATTAATATAACAGCATTACTTGTGCTTATTCCAGTAATGTTTGACCCTTCAGATTTTAATACAAAACTTGTGTTTACTCCAGTGAAAGACCCAGAAATATCATCAAATACTTTATTATAATAATATGAATCAGTAGAGGAATTTACATCTCCAGATTTTAAAAATACTCTGCCACTAAATGATGATCCAGTTACTAATCCAACATAATCTTGCTCATCTGGTCTATTTGATTGATTTGTGAATGGAATTTGTCCCCATGGAGAATTTGTGAAATAAATTGTATTCGCATCAATGTTATAATTACCAACTAATTTGGTAACCAAACTACCTACTTGGTGAGTAGAAATTCCAGTTCCAAGCCATCCTCGTTGAACAATTCCAACATTTGTTGCGCCATATCCAAGTGTATCAAGTCTCATTATTTCATTATCAATTTTTATCAAATCTCCACTAAAAATTGATGTAATACCAGATAAAGTTATAGTGTTTGTTATTGCTTCTACGTAGGTGCCAACTGTTGTTGTAATTGAAGTTCCTACAATTGGAGATTGTATTACATTATCAATTGTTAATATGGTTCTAGAATTTTGATTAGAGCCTTTGACAATATGTGAAGTTCCAATACCAACACTTGTTATATCTAAGAATTTTGGTGGACTGGACAATGCATCTTCAGCCGTTCCAGCAAATTTTAAGTATAAGTTATCAGTTTTATATACATATAACGTTCTTGGAAGTTTATCTGTCAAACCAATTCCGGTGATTGTAGTTGTTGCAATTCCAATCGCATTAAAACTGCTTGTATCTGAACCAGTATATTCATAATATATTTTTTCTCCAGTAACAAAGAAGTGTTCTGGAATTTGTAATCTATCGTTTGTAAGGTCCACAATCTCAGTAGAAGACCCTTCAAAATATCTTTCAAAAATTGGTCTTTGTCTATGAGTCAACCCAAAATTCTTTCTTGAAGAAATTGCAGTTCCTTCATAAGAACCATGGCCACTGTCTATAGATGCATTATTCAATGATATTTGTCTAGGAGCATTATGGCTATGAGTGGAAGTTAGTGCCTGTTGGAATACTCTAACTTGTACTTCTATATTTGGTTCTGGTGTGAACTGCAATGCAGTTTCGTCACCAATTTTTGTAACCGTAAAAGCTCCAATAGATCCATCAGTATGAACATATCCAAATTCTGATACATATGCATTTGATTGGTTTTTCAATACAACCAGTTCTGATATTTGATGCTGCATATCAGTTAAATTTTCAACCGATGCAACATAATATGCTGCGTCAAAATCGTATGGGAATTTAGTAACTGTAACAGCTGTAGGAGAACCAGATGCTGCAATGCTTGTATAACCAGATCCCACAAAACTATCAAACATACTTGATGTTCCAACACCAACAGCGGATGAATTTGCAATTGAAACTCTGATAGTGTTTACGAAGTGATTTGTGGAAAGACCTGCATATGGTACAAGATCAACATTTAATTGTGACCCGGACATGTATACATTAAAAGTTCCTATTCCAGGAGATCCAAATGAAGAAAAACTACCATTATTCAACTGACCATAATCCATAAAAACTACATCAATATCATTATGGACTACACTAAGTTCATCAACCTCATAGTATGATCCGTCTTCAGCACCAATTACTACATAAATCTTTGATGCGCGATATGTTGATGCAATACCAACAACGGTAGTTGCAGTTGATGTTCCAGTAACAAGAGTTTTGGTTGATGAAGCAATACTTACAATATTTCCAAGACTTTGTTCACCAATAGAAGTTGTAAGATCGCTGACAGAAAGATCTGAGAATGAGATATTATAATTATTTTCTTCATAATAATTTGGATGGAATTCTAAAACACCCTCAGATCCAAAAATACTAAAATCAAATGCTCCTAAATCATTATCATTATAAATTTTTCCATATTGATTTAAATATCCATAATTGTTATCATGTAATAATGAAACTAAAAGAACTTGATTTTGATCAGCATAGACTAAATCGTTGACAAAAGTTACATACTTTTTATATCTTGCATTCGTTAATGTAAAGACATCAATATTTGAATATTTTGTTGATCTTGGATTGCTATTGAATTCTGGTGAAAGATCATCAATCATTAAAACTCTATTTCCAATAGATTCCAAATAATCTTGGAGAATTGCAGAATCAAAGATTATTTGATTTGAAGCATAATTTTGCCCAATAACAATATTATTTTCTTTAGCAAGATCAAAGTCTGCTTTACAGTGCAAATTAAGAGATGAATCTAATTCAACAACTACATTAGATTCACTTTCAAGAGTTGATCCTATACCTACACCGTCAGGTAAAGATTTTACTTGTAGATCTGCAAACTTTTTGAATCCAACTGGATGATTTAATTCATCAACACTACTATCCCAAGTTTCAAGTGGAATATTGGTTTTAACAGAATATGAAAAATACTGATAATAGTCATTGTCATGAATTTTTTGAAGATCATTATTTAAAAATCCAGTTTCTTTCTGCCAACCTTTCTTTACAATTGAAGATGAGTTAACATCATAAATGGAATTGAAGTTTAGAACTCTTACAATTTCAGCTTGAGTTTTAGAAGATTCTCCAGAAACAATTTCTCCAGAATTAAAATCTAAGTTTGAAGAAACTTTTAATAATGAGTTTTTATTATTCCATCTTATAACATCACCTGATGATGATGGTGAATTTACAATCTCACCCTCTAAGAAATCATTAGTTTTAAATTCTGGAGTAAAGATTGGGAGATCTTTTTCTGGTATTATTCTACCTGCAGAATTAATTGGGTCATAATTTCCTGGTATTTCTCCAACATCCAACAATCCAGAAATATTATACGAAACGGTTCCACCAATTCCACCGATATTTGGATCCAAATTAACAATAGTGAAGAATTGATATCCGTAGTTTTCTGAATTATAACCTTTTGCAGTCGATCCAATACCAACACTAATGTTTTCAATTAAAATTCTATCTCCAATTGCAAATGGATAATCTTGAGGGTCACTAAAACTAGATCCTAAAGTAACGACAACATCTTGAGATGCTGGTATGTATTTTATAGTACTGATACCAACTCCATTTGTATTATTGACTGGACGAATGACTGATGTTTCTTTATCAAGATTGTAAGCATTACTTAAAATAGTTACATTTTTATCATTAAGACTATATTTAAGATTTGCTTGTGAATTTACTTTTCCAGTTAATTCGTCTACTACAATTAAATCTGGAGCTATATTATAATTTCTTCCTACAGATGTAATTCCAATAGATTTGAATGAATACAAGTCCTTCACTTGTAAAATTTGTGGAAGGTTCGCTGTTGGTCTCAAACTTAAATCTGATGGATAATCAAATCCAATATCTTGCAATTCAACTTTATTAATTGATCCAATACTGGTGCCATATGAAACTAAAATTGCTCCAGTTCCAATACCACTGTTTACATAAGAAATTTTGGGTAAAGTTCTGTATGATAATCCTTTAGAAATTAAATCGATTCCAACGATTGATCCATATACTTGAGTAGAATTTGTGGTATACTTTAATTCTCCATCATTTTGTGTATACAAAATATTTTCGGGATAATTAGCGATCGAATATGTAAATTGTGTTCCCCCTGCAGAAATCACTTCATAATTTCCCGAATATAAACTCGTGATAACACCAGAAAGAACAGAAACATCTACATAATCTCCACTTTGAAGATTGTGAGTGGATGCAGTAGATACAGTTACTCGATTTAGTGTTGTTGTGCCTTCTAAAGTATTTTCATAATTTGTAGTTAAACTATGAGTATTTCCCAGACCAATGTTCGTGAAGTAAACTAAAGATGCTGTAGTAGCAATTCCAACAAAAGATCCGATTGTTCCCAATCCAACTTTAATTGTAGAAATTCCCAGTAAATTGTCACCAAGACGAGCAGCATAAAGAACACTATCATTTGCGAGTTGCCAACTATTTGCCCCATCCGTAGAAATTGAAATAGCATTTCCACCATTAGCGTTGTAAACTAATTGTGTACCAGTTTCTATTTCGTGATTTGGCAACCACAGAGATTGAGTAGGAATTGTAATTTGAGTAAGACCCGCTCCAGGATTTGTAAATGATAAAGTATATCCAATTCCAGGGCCTGCTGTTGTACCTAGTCCAACAGATTCTTTGGGATCAAAATAAATTTGTTTATCCAACTTCAAACTATATGTTGAAGTTGAGATACCAAAAGGTAATATAAACTTTCTTGGTTTTTCTGTAATTGCAATTCCAGCAGAAATTGAAGTTATACCTTGAGTTTCATTATAACTACGTCTTACTCTAATTCTAGATGAAAGTGAATCTATATTTAAAACTTTTACCTGTTCATCAAGAACTTGATAGATATCATTTTCTTTGATTGTAACCAGATTTCCAGATACATTGAAATATGTTACTAATCCAGTGTATCCAGTAGATCCAATTCCAGTAGTTACTAAAAGTTCATTTGCAATCGTTGTAATTTTGCCACTCGTATTAATTCCAGAAGATGTGAATGAAACGGTTTCATGATTTAGATAATTGTGTGGATTTGGAGAATAACCAATAAAGTTTTTAGCATCCGCAATTGGGATCATCTGAACATTACTCAGTGTAGAAGTGGCTATTCCAACACTTGTTACTTGCTTTCCACCTACAATAGAAACTTTCGCAGAGATTCCAAAACCACCTGTAGTTTCATTATCAAATATAATTTTATCACCTACTTGATAATTTGTTCCACCTGTAGTAATTCCAATAGAATCGATTCCTGCTTTTGTAGTCCCTTTAATTAAAGATAATTGTTTTTTAATTTTGTTTGAATCTAAAACGTAATCATAATAACTTCTGGATTTTGTAAAGTGATATGGGCGAGTATTTCTGCTCCAATTAGTATTGTTGATATCAATTTCATCTTGGTTGGAACTTGCAAGATAGTTAAATGATATTGGGTTTGATTTATAAGTATTTCCTATTACATATGGGAATACGGGTCTTCTAAATGAACGGAATATACCAGTAGAATCATTTACTGAGTTTATAGTGCAGAAATATGCATAAGTTCCATCAGGATACTCTGGGGTTGGACCAAATTTTCCATTACATGCATCCAAATCTCCTGCGTTTGTGAACTCATAATCTTCAACAAAAAATCCTAAAGGATATCTTAAAATATTGGGTCTTACAGAACTAGAAACTTGAGCATATCCCGAAACCATTCTCTTTGTAGATCCATTGGAATCAAATCCATATGGACCATATATTGGATTGCCATCATAAGCCCAACCAATAATTGGAGAGTGTGATGATGAGTCAATTTCGGATCCTCCAGATGTTCTTAAATCAGGTACATAAATTGGAGTTTCGTCAACCAACTCTTTTGCTAATGTTGAAGATCTTAATCCTCTAGATGCGTATGCATGACCATATTGTAATCCATAATTTTCATTCTTAGATTTTAATAAGATGCCATCATCAAGATTAATTTGATTGAAATATAATAATCTTTCTACTTCATTTATTCTCCAGGATTTGATTTGCGCTTCAAATTGAGCACCTGATCCAGATGCGATCACATCAATATTTGTTCCTTCAGAATACCCAAGTCCTTCAAAAATTACCTTTACATCTATTAGTTGACCATTTTCTACGACTGGCGTCAATACAGCACCAGATCCTGTTGAACTGTTAATAATCAAATTTGGTGGGCAATTGTAATCATTTCCCGGTTTTGTGACAAAAACTTGTTTAATTTTTCCATCAGAAATTACAGGTATTACTTCTGCTCCAGATCCACTATTCAGAGAAAATGTTGGTTGTCTGTTATAGTTTACTATTTCCTCACTTCCATACTGAACACCCAAAGAAGTAAGAGAAACTGATGTAATACTTCCTCTAAAAATTGGTTTTAGAATAGCTTCAAAACTTTGTCCAGATAAAGTTGATATGCCAATTTGACTTTTAATCGTAAGTTGAATTGTGGATGCGCTACTTACATATCCACTACCACTATCAATGACTGAAATTGATCCAATTTTTTTCTTTTTAGTAGTTGACAATAATTTGTGATTGCCACTTCCAAAAGATGTTAAGTCTACAGTATTGATTCCTACTGCAGAATCTGTAAATGTCTTATGAAGTTTGATAGTAAATCCATCTTGGACAGAAACATAATATTTTGCACCTGTCGTAAGACCACCAACGTTTGTCCCCCCTTGGGTATCATAGATTACTTCTTCAGAATCTCTAAATTTATGATAGGATGAAAAACCGATCGTATCGTTGCTTGTATTGACCTGTAATGCCCCTGCAGAAGAGTTGAAGGATGATGAGTGGTCAAACTCGATTAAATTTGGTTTTACTAAAGCCCCAGATCCTCCACCACCAGTAATTGTAATAATAGGATCTTCAAGATAATCAAATCCGGGATCAATAATATCTACACGAACTAATGATCCAGTTACTGTGCAGATACCAGTAGCACCAAATCCAATTGCATCGGAAATATGGAGAGTTGGTGGATTGATAACATCATAGTCACTTCCAGATGCAGTTGGAACTACTTGTTGCAATGGGCCATAAAAAATAACATCGGATGTTTTATAGTTAATCAATTCAACACCATTGATGAACATTCCTGTTGTTCCAACAGGAGTATCATATGAAGACCCATCACTTTCGGGTGGGGCTATTTTACGAATTAATTTTTGTGGTTCTACTTGCTTAGCATTTAAAAGATCATCACTAAATTCATAAAGGAAGAAAGTATTGTTAGATACTGTTCCACTTATATTAATGTAATTTTCTGTAAAAATATTTTCTCTACTTCTAGCGATACTTATTGTTGTATTATTAACCCTCTTTACAAAATATATTCCAGGAAATAAATCTAATTTATTATTATCATCCGTTGGATTATAAACAATTGCATCACCAGTCAAAAATCCATGAGTTCCAATCGCAAATTCTGTTCCAGAAAAAGATCCAGAAAAAGTAATAGATCTATCATTAATTACTAATGGGCGATTGTAATATGATGGAAGAGAGTTTGCTGCAACATACAGCGTATCTTCCAAATCAGTATATACATTTTGAATGTTTGTTGTATATTTGGTTAGACTTGAATAATTTGTGGTTGATACTTTAGAGATATTTTTTCTTACAGTATAAAAAACATTTGTATCTAATTGACCTTGACCAGTTATATTAAATGCTAATTTACTATCAAAACCAGAAATATTTGAAGTATATACTGAGTCTATATTTTCTGGTATAATTTCGCCATAAAATTCCCTATCATTTGATGAAATTAAAGTGATTGAATCACCAATTATAAAATCATGCTCATCAAATAAATTAACTCGATATGTATAAGTTGAAACATCTACTAGTTGCAATGACTTTACATCATATCTTACAGATACGTTAAAGAACCAATTGTTAGCCTTTGCAGAACTTAAGTTTGATCCGAGACTTTCTATTTCTATTCGTTCACCCTTTTCATAATAATAAGTTTTATCAAGAATTTTAAGATCTGATAATACTCCGGTTACTCTAACCTTTACTACAGTATCCGTAGAAATGCCAACATAACCGTATGCATAGGAATCTAATACAATCTCTTCTTGAGATGTAATTTCAGATGTTACGTTAGAACATCCCAAAAATTGATTTAATGTTTTCTCTTCATAACTAACAGAAAACTCAGTATCTGTTGATTGATTTATAATTAATGTTCCCGATTGTGGAAATCCAACTGTAGAATCTACTTCAAGAGTTGTAACACCAATTCCTGCTGTTGTTACTACTCTTGTTTTTGGATGAATTGAAAACGTACCATATGCCTGGAAATCTTTATCCTGATCTTGGTCAAGACTGATTATGAAATACTCTTTTTGCCCTCTAAGTATTCTTTCTACTTTTGAAACCGTTCCTTTTGCAGGTTCAAAAAATCCATCATCTTGATATAATGTAGAACCAACAAGATCTGACGGATCTCCCTGAATTGCCTCAACAACTAAATCTTTGGCAATATAATATTGAGCATCAGATGGTTGAATTAAGTAATCACTAGGTTTAATAATAGAAGCTTCTATATCACCATATAAGGCATAGAATAAAATCTTAAATGAATTATCAGTTCCTTTAGATGAGTAAAAATCTTTTACTTGCTTAACAAATAAAGACTCATTAATTTGTGAATATAATTCTCTAGAATCAAACCCAGGAGATACTTGCTTTTTAACCTTCAGTAAGAATTCTTTGAGGAAAAGAACACTTAAATTGGTTACTGTTGCACCATTTGAATGCTCATCAACGTCAGAATCTTCAAATACAAGTTCATCAATTCTAGAAGCTTCTTGGTAAGATGTTGTACCGACAAATCCTCTTTTACAATTTACAAATGAAGTTGAAGTTTTAGATTCATATGTGATAATTTCACTATCAATTAAAATTAATCCATACGAATTGGGAAATCCACTTGTTGATACTACATTAATTGTAGTATCGTAAAATTCTACAAAAGAAGACAGAGTTGTTGATTCGGTTAAGTTTGTAAGATTATCAATCTTTACATATTGATCAATATTTTGTAAAATATCTGATGGACCACTTTGAAAATCTAAAGATTTATAATATTGAGATAGAAATTCGACAAGAAGAGGAAATTCTTCTCTAACATAAGATGGAACTTGATTTTCAACAATTAAACTTGTCTTTACTCTGAATTCTGACATATTACAATCTGATTAAATTCCCGTTTGTGTAACTTGAGGTTACTGTGTACGTTGATCCAGAAATATTTGCTCCAGATGATATATCATCTGTTTGCATATTTAATACACTGTTATTAATATCTAGTTGCAAATAAAGATCCTCCTTTCCAATTACATCATTTGAATTTGGCGATGTGGAAATTTCAACGATTCTCACGCCATCTTTAGTTTTTGCTGCATTTGTGATTTTGATTGGATATAATCTAACTTCACCTCGCTCATAATCAATTGTCCCAACATTGTTTCTGACAACTACTGGTTCAGTTGGTGAGTTTAATTTAAATAGGAACAAGGCTCCTGTTTTTTGATCTGAGTTTGGTAAATCTCCGATATAAACAGTATCAACAATACCGTCAACATTAAATCCAGAAGTTTTAATGTTGAAACCACTCTTGGTATTCTTGAGATGGAATCCATTTCCAAAACAAAGTTCATAATCTGCGAGTATATTTACTTTTGCCTGTAAGTTGCGACGAATAATAATTTTTGTGATATTTGATGTAATGGCTGAATGACTATCATCAATAATTTTTTGGAATTTGCTATATTTGAATCTAGCGCCATACTTATTCAGTTCAATCGAATCGGAATATGTAGATATATTTTTTTGAATAAGTGACTGTAATGATCCAGCACCAGGAGATAAGTTTGCATTATAGTATGCAACAGAATCATATTCAACATACAGGTATTTGAGATCAATAATTTCAGGAACAATTCCAGCCACCGTATATTTTCTTAATTCTGTCTTGATTGTATCTTTAACTATATCGGAAACAATATCTCCATTATAAGGTTTGATTGAAATAAAGACTTTTCCATATTTTGGTGGATTTAAAGTTTCTCCACCGAATACTGAGATTGATTCAGTCTCTGGAAAAATTTTTGGAACTATCGCTTCATAATCTGCAGCAGTTACTGCACGATTTTGGGATGCATAAATCCTTGGTGCATACTTTTTAATTGAATCTACAGACTCAATTTCTTGTCCATTGTTGGATGCAACATCAGTTGTAACTGCAGATATCGATTCAACAATGACTGTGCCGTTATTATCTAAGATTCTTCCAGAATATGTAAAATCTGGTACTCCATTACCAAACTTTCCATTAGTGGTTATATACGAGACTTCAATATAGTTGAGATTATCGAGTTTAACGCCAAATACACCATCTCCAAAAATCAATTCATATCGTTGATCTTCAATTTCTTGAATAAAGAAGACTTTAGATTCTGGTCCAATACCAATTAAATTGTCGGAAAGTGTAAATTTCCTTGTAACGGTACTATTTTGAGTATTTCTAACCGTTACGCGAATTGAAGTTGTATCAATATTTGGATTTGTCAGAATAAATTTTTGATTTGGATTATTTGCATCTACCGTAAACGTCTGAGTAAGATATGTCCCCTCATAGACTGCAATCGCATCAAATGTTGCAATATCGTTTACAACTGGTTTTGTAATTGAATCAAGAATATTGAATGTATAACTTGTTCCGTCATAAGAAGAGGAACTTGTACATACAAGACCACTCTGAAGCGTCAATGTGAGTGGTGGAACTGGTGCTGAGGTTGTATCAACATAAAATGAAACTGTTGCAACAGCAGATCTTCTTGACTTTGGTACATATCCAATGGCTCTTGCGAGAGAGACGACATTTTCTCTTAAAGTTGCAGAATCAATAAAAACTTCGTTGCTAACCATGTTAGCATTGTACGAAGTAATGTAAGTATTATAAGCAAGTGTATCAATTATCGTCGATAAATTAGAACCTTCGAAATCATAGTCAGTAAAATTTGAGTTGGCTCTCAAATATTCTTTGAGAGAACTCTTAATTTGATCAAAATCGAGATTGCTAAAGTTTACTAGTGCCATTTATCGTGTCTGTTGTAAGGCAAATGTCAGTTGTTGAGGTAAAACATCAATTCCAATGATTTCATATGTAATTGTAACGTCAAAACTGTTGTTATCAAAGTCTGGTCTCGCCTTAACATCGCGTAAATTCACTCTTGGTTCATAATTATTGATTGTATTTTCAATTTCACTTTGAATAATTGATGCTGAAACGTTGTCCATGTTCTCAAAAACAGATTTTGAGACATTTGAACCCAAATTTTCGTTAAAAAAACGCTCCCCAGGCGAGGTAAGAACTAAGTTGCGAATTGAACGAGCAATTGCATTTTCATTTTTAAGAGAAATAAGGTCGTAATTGAGTGAGCTCACCAAAAATGAACCACTTACGTCCTTAAAACCCTTACTTACCCTTTCTAAAGGCATGAAAATAGAATAAATCTAACTTATTTATTCGCAATTTTGGAGGTTATTCGTGCCATCTTTCAACAAAATCGTCAAAACCACCTGCTCCACCACATGGTCTTGAGTAACGATCGTTCGGAATGTCGTATTTTTCCGTTTTTTTCTGTTTTTGAAGGTATTTTTCGGACGACACTTGAGTAATGAGTGTCATTCCTGACTCAATAAATTCACTTCCTTTGTCAGTTGGATGAATTGCCATTGTTTTTAGCTCCTGATTTTGGTAAATCAGAACTTTTTACGGGGTTGCTATCCCGATTTTCAATTATATCATAATCATTTTCTAAAATTTCCAACAAATAATCATTATCCCAAAGATCATAATAAGATGTTGTTGCTAATTTTTCACGAAATTGCCTTAATTTATCTGTTGGTTGCCCCAAAATTAAATTATACTTACCATTATTAGTTTGGATGCCATTGATGAACGTATCATATGATCCACAATCCTCAAAAAATTTCCATGTTTCGTGTTGGGAATTGTAGTGTTCCACCCAATCATTTATTTCAGGTAGAGTTAGTTCATCTTCTACAATAAAAATAATAACTTCATAACCCTCAATTGGACAAATGTCTGTCACAGGGCACTCTACAATCTTAAACTTTGATTTTGCTGCAAAGGGACAAATTGCAAATCCATTTAATTCAGGACGAAGTTTTGATACATCTCGAATCCAATTTAAAATGTAGAGTTCTTTTTCTGTAAATTCCGGCATAAAAAAAGAGTGCCTAATACTATTTAAGCACCCAATGAATTATTTTCCTTGTCCTCGGTATTTCTTTTGCTTACCATTGCGAGAAGTGGCAGAGGTCAGTGTCATTTTACTCATTCCTTGCCGAGTTTTCTTCGGAGGTCCAGGAACATGAAAGTTCTTGTTCATAGAAGATCCAATTTTAGCCATAAGTACTCTCCCTTAGTTCTAATTCATTTACATAAAATTCTTCGTCTTCATAATACCTTTGAGAGAGGTCATCAAGAATCTCAGCACATTCTTCATGTGTGAGATTACGGTATAAGACTCTCCCTCGGTATACAATATCAAACATCAGATTACACGAGTCTTTTCGTGACCAACACGGATCCGAGGATCGCACCAGATCTCAAAACCCTTTTCCTTTGCGTCCAGACAGAAGGATACGTCTTCTCCACACATATCCTGGACATTGCCAGATTCAAATACTTGCATTTTAGGAGCGAACCAGGGGTATTCAAGGTTCTCGAAGACGCCGTTCTTGATCATGACCCAACCGAAACCAGTATAGTCTACGGTGAAAGGCTTACGACGCTTTTCCATGGTGGTCAATGTCTCATGATTCATCACACCACCGTTCTTACGGAAGTCATCTTCTTCCAACCAGTGAGCCACTGAGGTCGTGTGACCATCTTCTGTGCAATACCAACCTGCGGTGATTTCTCTATTTACGAGATTACCTTCGCTGTCTTCACTCAGAGCCAGATCACAGAGTTGCCAGAACTTTTCTGTGTTAAACACAATGTCATTATCAATCCACAGTTGATAATCATAGTTCAGTTTGCCATCCCAGGGAATCTGCTTAGGACCACGAAGTACGTTAGCACCTAAGCACTTACAACGTGCAAAGTTCACCATCGATGAGTAATCTTGAGAAATCTGAATACTCATTTGATTCTGTACCATATCAAAGCACAGTTGTACAAATGACTTCAGAAACTGATATGAACAACCTCGTCCAGGAAGACAGAATACAATTGACTTTCCTCGCATTCTTTCTTTAATTTTATCATAATCCCACTCAGGTTCAGATACCTTTGGAGCAGGAGCCTTAACAGTAAATCCTTTTGCCATAAGAGAAAATAACTTTCAGATCAATTTTACCATGTATATATGATACTGTCAATGAGAAGAATTTAGAACCATTTCTTTATTGACAAACAATTCCTCAAAGGAAAGATCGTTGACAGAGTAATCAGTTTTCATCAAACCAACCAATCGATTCAGAGTATTCCACGTCACTTGGAATTCCTCTTCATCGATTGAATGAAACAAACACTTATTTTTTGCGTATATGTGGTAAATTTTTTGCACGGGAATTTTTGTGCCCAACGTGATTATTTATTTTTTCTTACCACCCTTCTTAGGTAGGGTTCTCTTGTCAGGTCTCGAATAACCGTCCTTATGAATCCATTTGACGCCCATTTTTTTCTCCGGGAATTTTTTTTGATATTTATAAAGCTCGGTCGAATTGTCACCTCTGTAGGTTAGGGACTTATCGATTTTTATAAACCGCCACGCCGCCCGCCGTTATAACCGCCAACGGCCACATACTGCCATCACGAATAACTGTCAATACGAATAAGTGGGTGCCACGCATAACCGCAGCACCCTCATTATACCATCAAAACTCTATAATGTCCATCTCCACATTGTCGGCAGCGATAGAGTCGAGAATGCTCAGAATCTCATTGCCGTTGTTACCTTGTGCGAGCAGCGAAAGTGCAATCGAACGAGTCATGATAAAGTGTTAGAAACTGTGTGTTTGGTGAGTGTCTTTTAGAGCGCATCTCATTCTCTCTACGATTATACTCTTACCAGTCTACATCGAGTTCTTCCACATAAGCCTCCACGGTCTCATCACCATCGAGTTGGAATAACTTTGCCCAGTTAATCTGTCGGGCATCGAAGTCACTATACACGGAAAGATCCAGT